ATGATTAATCCTTGTTGCGAAGATGGACAGTGTACTTGTGGTAGATAATGACTACAGTAAATGTTAACTTTAAATCAGTTCTAATAATAGTAGGATTACTCTCAACCTTAATAGGTAATGTTTTTATTGTAGGTCAATTATGGAAAGATTTTTCTATAATGAAGTCAGATATTGTGACGATACAAGAGAATCAAAATGTCATAACATTAAAGCAAGAAATACTTGAGCTTAATTATAAGATCAAGAGTTTACGTCTTGAGATTGATGGAGATTACAGAGAATAATGTTTAAAAATTTAGCACTTTTACCAGTTGTATTATCTGTACTAGCTGGTTTGTATGGAGGTGTTTCGTATATTAATAAACTTACAAATGTTATTAATACAAATGAAAGAGAAGTATCAGTTCTTAATGAACGATTAAATAATTTAGGTGGAGATTTTGATGAACAATCTACCACAGTATCTAAATCTTTATCTGAAGGTAGAGAAGAATTAATTAGAGAGGTAACAGAAATCGTTACCAGAGTAGCGCAGATCGAAGCTACCATGTATCAAATGAAAGAAAATGCTTACACCTATGCAACTAATGCAGAAGTACGATCAATTTCTGATGATTATTATAAATTGAGAGATGATATTAATACGTTTAAATATGACTTACAGGAGTTAGATAGAAAATTACAAGGTGGATACTAATGAGATTATTAATAATTTTATTATTTTTATCTACCCCAGGATTTGCTGTTAATGAATATTTACAAGGATATACTAATCAATGTGATCAAGGTTCTATTGAACCTTACGTAGAATATAATAGCGATAGTACAGACTATGATAATTCTACTTCTTATTCAGATTCAATACGTGAAGGTGCAAGAGTAGGTATACGATTTAGATTTAAGTTTGGTAGTAGCTGTACTGATGAACATAAAGAATTAATGCTTGATAATGAAAAGCTTAAACAACAATTAGAAGTTCTTAAATATTGTGCCAGATATTCAGGTCTTGAATTAGGTGATGAATTTGCAACAATTAGAAAAAAATGTGCAGATGTAAAAAAGAAAGAAAGTGAGGTTAAAGATGTCAGTGAATCAAAGCTCAATAGGTAGTATTTTAATGAATGATGTTTCTACATTAAATTTAATACTCTTATTAATTATCTTAACTTTAGTCGTGAAAAAAAAATGACTAATTGGGAATCTCAAGTAGTAGCGATTACTAAAGCATTAGATCGTATTGAGATTGAAGTTAAAGAAAATAGAAATGAAGTTATAAAATTAAAAGAAGAAATGGCAACAGGTAAAGGAGCTATTCGTTCTATTCTATGGTTAGGTGGAATAGTAACGTTAATATGGACAACTATAAAAATAATAACAATTCTAAAATAAGTTCTTTTAAAGGTCATAAAGTATTAGTTATTGGCGATACACATGACAGTCCTGATATTTCTAAAGATCGGTTTTATTGGATAGGTAAACATATTAAAAATACCAAACCAGATTATGTGGTGCAAATAGGTGACTTTGGTAGCTTTGATAGTTTAAGTTTTTTTCAAAAGAATGATTCTCAACAAGGCAAATTAAAAGATGCCTACATGGTAGATATACATTCATTACGTCAAGCAATGGCAATGTTAAATAAAGGGATGGGAACATATGATGTACCTAAACATTGTACGTTTGGTAACCATGAAGTACGTGTTCATCGTTTTGAAGAAAACATTCCTGAGATTGAAGGTATTATGAAAGAGCAATTATATAGCTCGTATCATAATGCTGGATGGACAACATCTGAGTACGGAGATATTTTTTTTATAAGTGGAGTAGGGTTTACGCATGTACCTAAAAATATTATGGGTAAAGAATATGGTGGGCGTAATGCTGAAATATCAGTAGCAAATGATTGTTTACATGACTTAGTATTTGGTCACACACATAAAGATAGAGATTGGAAAGCACCGAAAATAGGCGATAAAAAGTATGTACGCATAGTTAATGTCGGATGTGCGTTGCCAATGAACCATGTTGAGAAGTATGCAAAGCTTAATATGACTGGATGGAGCTACGGAATTGTAGAATTATCTATCTGGGATAACCATATCCAAGAAAAAAATTTTATTTCGATGGATAGAATGGAGAGAGATTATGGATAAGATAAAAGACTTTTGGAAAGGTTTAACTAAAAGAGGTAAGATCGTAGTAGGGGCGTTAACAGGAATAGCTGTTATCATCTTATATGGATTAATATTTTAATGTTACCTTTACTTAATGCTGTTGGGCCAATAGCAAAGATTGTTGGTGGCATCGTTGATAAAGCTGTGCCTGATAAAGATTTAAAAGAAAAGTTAAAACATGAACTTAATACGCAGTTACTTAATGGAGATCATGAAGAACTTATTGCTAAATCAAATATCATTAAAGCCGAAGCAGAATCTAAGCATTGGCTAACAGCAACATGGCGTCCAGCTTTGATGTGGATTTGTATAATTGTAATTGCTAATAATTATATCATAGCACCTTTTACAAATTATTTTTTTGGAACAGTAATTGAGCTATCAATACCAGATCAAATGTGGAATTTGCTGACAATAGGGGTTGGAGGCTATATTGCTGGTAGATCGGCTGAAAAGGTGGCAACTAACTGGAAAAAGTAGCTCATATTTAGCTCTCAGAGCGTTTGTAGTACCCCAGGAGTGTGATTGTACCTAAAAGAATCATTAGATTCTGAGTGATTCGTTTAGAATCATTAAACAATATACGTAAATTTTACAAGTTTTTTATTAATAAAACCATCTTATTGTTAATCCATATTTACTAAACATTTAATAAATGTTTAGATTATTATAATATTACTGGGAGGGGTACTATGATGAACGATCAAATATACAATTATTTAATGAATGTTTTAGAAACTATTTATGATCGAAAAGGAGAATCAAAATTTATGCAATATTTATTTAATATGGATAATCCACATTATTTATCTTTAGCAATTTATTTATGCACAAGTAGTTATAAACATATAAAAATTAATGTTAATGATTTGAAAAAAAAATTAACGTGTTCTGACAGACAAGTTGATATTATGATTCAAACGTTATTAGATAAAAAATTTATTTATAAAGAAAATGATGTTACTGATAAACGTGTTCAATATATTTATTTAATGGATGCGTCATGTAAAGATGTAGTTGCATGGGCAATTTATACATCTAAAAAAGTATCTGGTATAGATTTAACTTTGACAAGAGTTCATCAAGTTTGATAATTTTTTTGAGCGTGAAGGGGTCTGTTTTGCCCAAAGGCTATCTAACATTTCTGCACTTGCTAAAGAATAGTTATGACCCCTTAAAGCTTTCATCATATTACGAAATTTAGATACGCCATTCTTTCCCATTTGGAATATCATTTCAATCAAAATATTTTGAGCTGCAGGAAGTATATCTAAATCTTCTTGAGCTAATAATTCTTTCATTTGTGACTTTGCTTTTGCAAAATCAATATCAAATACTTCACGTAAATATCCTTGTGGATACGCAGTATTATCTTTCCAATAATCTTCTATACATTTATGACCCCATCCAATCGTACGGTGATTTTCAGTACATAAATAGATTGTATCTCGGTAGCCTTCAGCTTCCATGATTGATTCTTTAATGTAGTTTTCGTCCACTATTGACATATTCTCTAACTTCCAATTCTACTATTGCTTCTTGCAGTAGCTTCCAATTTACGTTTTCTTTCTTTATTTGCCCAATGTTTACCAAGTAATCTATCCACTCGTGAAAGATTTGTTCCAGCGAGTAGGGTTCTTCTACTTCTAAATGTCCATTGGTCAGTATCATAACCATAGTAATCCATAAAATTTAAAGTTATGCTACGCACTATTGCATCAATACGCATAAATTCTGACGTATAATTTTTTTTAGAACTCATATTTTTTTCAAATGTAGCAAGTGATATCCATACAGAAGAACGATCTTTTTGTACTTTTTTAGATATTTCGTCCATATCTAAGCCAACATAATATTCTAAAAAATAATATAAATATTGTCTTGCTACAAACAGAAGTATGTCACGTCTATTAGAAATTAATTGTTCTTTCGTGTAGCCAATTTCTTCAGCTACACGAACAATAATTACATTTGCTAATTCATCTTTCATATGAACTTTCTAGTTGTGGACAACAACAAACAGGAAACACGAAAAAAAAACCTGTACCCAAATTATTTGGAGGACTGGGGTTGCTGTCCACTAAACTTTATTTAAAATGGTATATCAACTGCTGGTTCTGAACTAGCGTTACTAGATGCAGAAGCTGTAGCTGGTTTACCACCACCATTGTTCATTGGAATTAATTGAACTTTACCTGAAAAGCGTGGAACAACTACTTCAGTAGTGTATTTAGTGATGCCATCAGCTTCATAGGAACGATACTCTACTTGTCCTTGGACAATAATTGTATCACCTTTTTTCATATATTTAGCTAAGCTAGAAGCAACTTGAGGATTAAACACTATGACTTTATGCCATTGCGTTTTTTCTTTGTATTCACCATCTTTAGCTTTGTAACGTTCGTTAGTTGCCATAGATAAAGACGCAAAACTGTCGCCTTTGATAGTTTCTTTGACGTCCGGGTCAGCACCCAGACGTCCTACTAATGTTATAAAATTATACATATTTTCCTTTCTATTTTACTAAGTTAATTTTAGAAGCGTCTGCCACTTGTGGTCTACTGAATTTTTCTTTCATATCTGCAACATATTTATTGTTATCAAACAGACCTAAGAATACATCTGCACTTACACCTAAATGACTAAATGCTTTTGTAAGAGCATCTGTCATAGCTTTTTTAGGAGCTTCATCATCCAATCCACCATTTTTTCTGTATAGTGATTGACATGAAGAAACAGGCCCAAAATAATTCCAAAACCCATCTTTGTTTTTATCTGTTGCTACAGATACTTCTGCAAAGACAAGTTTTTCAGTGTACGTATAATTAGTTGTGTAATTCCAGTCACGTCCTACTGGGCCAAATGTATTAGTCATAACCATGATCTGATACATAGGGTCTATAGTTGTAAGTGTTTTACCAAACGCTGGAAATGGTTTGGTAAATGTAGGATTAGTATGCTTTACCTCATCCCATATATACGTATTTTTTTTGTCAGTCATTTTACCTCCTGTTAGTAGTTTCAATAATGTTAACCCACACGTACTTAATACGTGAAGGCTCATTTTCTAATGTACGTTCTTTACGATTTAATAAAAAATTAATTATCTTTTTTACCATCTGGTACTTCCTCAATTTTAATATTATGTTGTAATAAATACTTCATTACTTCTTTGTGTGACTTTGCTTCAATAGTAAACCAATCTACTAATTCAGCATTATCAACAACAGGACTGTTGTAATCACCTATGTACATTTCAATCCTAAACTTTTTATTTCTTTCCATATGTTCCTCACTTGCTTAAATTTGTTGTTGTTAAATTTAAGGTTAAGTGAAGGTGCATTACTTTGATTTGTTTTTAAACCACTTTGACTACCACCACTCATGCTAGTACATTTTGTTGTAGCCGAAGTATGAAATTTTATATTATTCATCTTTCACATACTTCCATACAATGGCTTGTTTACCACTTTCATTTTTGCGTGTTTGTTTTGTATCTTTGATACAACCTTTCAACACTAATTCTGAAAAACGTGGACGTACACTTAGAATAGATAGACTTAATAAATTAGCTACTTCATCAGGTGTTGCTCCATACGTTGTTTTGTTTTTAACAATCTGCAAACATTGTTGACGTATAGTAGGAGCTCTTTTAGAAATATCTAATGCTGCTTGTTTACCTGTACGTCTTTTCTTATATCCAACGTTATTGGGATACTGCAATAGGTTCATCTCTAATGTCATGAAATTCTTTCCAGTTTGTATCTATTGGTTCTTTTGACTGAACAGCTTTCCAAAATATTTTGTAAGCTTTTAATAGAAGGGATTGAAACTTACGATCTTCATCAATCGTAAATACTTTATGTGTTCTGTTGCCAAAAAATATTGATAGATATGCTTTGTTAAGTTTGGCACACATCATGTAATGTTGTAGTTGAGGGTAATACCGATCAATTAAATTTGTATGTTGTTTAGGTGTATCCATAAACTGACCTGAATGTTTGGCTTCAAACACAGCTAAATTAACATCTTCACCTTCCATACCAGCAATTACTAATCCGTCTAAATTGCCATAAATGTAATCGTTGTACCAAAGTTGCGTTTCTTGTGTGACACGCAAATCCATTTCTTTCGTAAACCATTCTCGGTTTAAATCTTCGGTAATAGTACCTATGCGTACAGGTAACACATGAGATAAATCTGCTGGTTCAGTATTACCTATTTTAAGATCATATAATTCTAACCATGAATCATCATGAACTAATTTGTTGGCGTCAGTACCACCAATGCCATTAGGCCTTTTTTTTATATTGTTTTTCTCTTTCATTTTTTTCTCTCCTCATAGCTAAATTTATTTTTGTAATGTAAGCTCGTGGTATTTCGTTAGCTCTGAACTTCTGTTCGAACTCAGCAAAAGTATGTCCATCAAGAAACCCATGTTTAAGTACGAATACTAAGATATTGTTTCTCCATATCTCTGTTCTTTCGTGAGGGGGTAGGGGTTCTTTTTTTCTTTTGTTTGGCGTTCGACCTATTTTGTTTATCAGATTGCGAAGTACTGTTTTCTGATAGTTGTCCATATTGACTTAACTCCTTTTTTAAGTACCAAAGAGCTTTCTCTAAATCTTGTCTGGGGTCTGTCGTTTTGCGTCCACACCTAACAATATATTTCAAGATATTGCCCTGACAGTAATTCAATCCCCATGATTGAATAGCGTCAGTAACCTCTATGGTATAGTTTTTGTAGTAATCAGGATTTATTGGGTCTGTCATAATTCTCCTCCATATGTTTACCGCAGTACCAAGTCCTAAAACTATCATTGCTAAATATTCCGTGTTCTGAACATTTAGTTTTGTTACATATTTGGTGTTGGACACGTTCTTCTCTAGTCATTGAAAAGAACCACATTTGGGGTATTTTTGTTAACTTTTGTCTTTTAGCCACATTTCACATCCCAAAGCTTCTGCCCATACACAAAACAAATAACCACTAGGTTTTCGTATTCCAACTTCCCATTTGGATACTAAACCTCTTGCAACTCCAATTCTTTCATCTAAATCCATTTGAGACATTCCCAGCTTGTGTCTTTGCGACACAAATTGAGTTATCAACTGGTTATGAAATGACGTTCCTAGAGCTTTTTCCACAATAATAATTATAGTTTTCGTATGTTATGTGAATTATTTTAGCGTAAATATTTAGCGTAATTAAATATGTGGTATAAATGGCTGATTTCAGTACATTCTTGTATGCACTATAATCTTGACATAAGTTACGATAACTGTAACTTTCATTCGAAGAATGGCTGTTTTTAGCCATTTTTGACCATCTTTTCCACATATGTACTATATTTGTGCTAGTTTTGTTCACAGGTTTATTAATTACTATATGTTGTGGTTATACACAATAGATATTCACATAAAACAGAAAGTATTAAGTGTATAAATT